TGGCATGTGAAAATGGAGAATGCGTTGTTTATGAAGAAACTGACAAAACCAAGTATATCAGACTTCTTGGTAGATACATCAACAAATTTGTTAAAGACAAACTGGAGTTTTATGGAACCAAGTAAAGAACTCGAAAAAGCAATGGAGAGTAAGTTCTTGACTCCTACGAAATTTTCGATGGAGATTGAGAAAATAGTTGCTGAAGAAAAATTAAATTACATAGATGCGATATGTCAATATTGTGAGATGAATGATATTGAAATACAATCTGTGACTAAACTTGTTACAAAACCGCTTAAAGAAAGGTTGAAATATGATGCAATTCAGTTAAACTTTATGAAGAAGACTTCTCGTGCTAAACTACCTTTATAATGAAAAAATCTGAACTCATACATTGGAGACTACAGGCAATGTTAAGAGAACATAGTTTTCCAGACCTAGCATATCTGGGTGTGAGACCTGATAGTATTGGAATTAAACAACACTGGTATCGAATTGGTAAGGCAGAAGTTCCAGTTGATGCGATTACAGAATTAGAATGTGAAGAAGATGATGAAGACGAAAGTGACACCGTTTGAAACCTACCAAACTTATTTGTCCATGAAAAGTCATTTCACTAATAAAAGATATGACTTTTTTAAATATGGTGGTAAGTCAAGAGCTACAGTGACCTCCTTTAATAAAAGAAAGGATAAGTATTGGTTTGAAAAAACATCAAGAAAATACTCTGATCAACAGATCACTGATTTCTTACTGGCAAATTTTGTTACCACTAATACACCACAGAACTTATGGATTGGAGAGATAATAAACTCTGGGGAAAGGACGTACGCAGATTGGATGAGACGACAACAGAGTTTAACTTACTTGTTCAAAGAACAATCAAAAAAATTATTATCGGAGAAAGAATTAGAAGAAGTATTCAATTGTTCGAAAGGTCATCCCCCAATACTGAAAAAGTATCTAGGAGGAGAGATAAGTTTAGAAACCTTGGCAATCTTCGAAAAAATCTTTTCTTTTGGGAAAAAATTTAATCGTAAACTAAAAGATCCAGTGTGGGAAACCGTTAGTTTGAAAGTAAAAAAATATATTCCCTTCCTAAATATTAATGTATTCCACTATAAAAAAATTCTTAGAGAGATTATTAATGAGTAACTTTTTTGATTCAGAGATCATTCAAAATGAACTCGATGAAATAAACGAATTACAGAAAACTCTATACAGAGATGTTATGGAATTTTCTACCATGGAACGTGATGAACAAGTGGAGCACATTGATTTATTGACAGAATTATTAGATAGACAAAAAATTATGTTTGCTCGATTGTCTCTATCTGATGATCCAGAAGCTATTAAAATGAAAAGTCATTTGCAAAAATCAATTCCACTGATGGGGTTTCCTACAGGGACTGACATGAATCTTCTTTTTGATGGAATGAAGAAAACAATTTCACAACTCAAAGAGAATATTGACAAATCATAATTAATCTATTATAATCTAAACATCCAACGAAATCTAATTTAATCCGAGGTATCTAAAATGTCGTTTGCTGATCTAAAAAAGCAATCAAAGCTAGGTTCTTTAACCGCAAAGTTAGTTAAAGAAGTCGAAAAATTAAACACTAACGGAGCATCAGGTGATGACCGTTTGTGGAAACTAGAAGTCGATAAATCAGGTAATGGTTATGCCGTTATTCGATTCTTACCAGCACCAGATGGTGAAGACTTACCGTTTGTAAAACTGTATAGTCATGCATTCCAAGGTCCTGGTGGATGGTATATTGAAAACTCTCTCACTACACTTGGTCAGAAAGATCCCGTATCAGAGTATAATTCTCAGTTGTGGAACAATGGAACAGATGCAGGTAAGGATGCTGCTCGTAAACAGAAACGTAAACTTACATACATCAGTAACATTTATGTTGTAAAGGATCCTGCTAATCCTGAGAACGAAGGAAAAGTATTCTTATATAAGTATGGTAAGAAAATCTTTGATAAACTCACAGCAGCAATGCAACCTGAGTTCGAAGATGAGGAAGCAATTGATCCATTTGATTTTTGGCAAGGTGCTAATTTTAAATTGAAAGCAAAGAATGTAGCAGGTTACAGAAACTATGATAGTTCTGAGTTCACTGCTGTTACTCCTTTACTTGATGATGATGACGCACTTGAGTCCATTTGGAAGAAAGAAAACTCTCTCAAAGAGTTTGTTGATACTGATCAATTCAAATCTTATGATGACTTGAAGAAACGTTTAGAGTATGTTCTTGGTAGTAAGAGACCATCTAGTTCAATTGAGGAGGAAGATACTGATCGTGGTGCTGCTGAAGAGTTAGTTACCGCTGCCGTATCTACAACACCATCATCTGTTAATGAAGATGATGATGACGATGCACTATCATATTTTCAGAAACTCGCAGATGATTAATTAATAGTCACTCTAGTATTTTCTGTTTTAACTAATTTACGATTCACAAATTGAGATGACTTCTTGTAGGTCATCTCATTTCTTATGTCATTTAAAAATTGTTGTAAGTATTCTCTACGTAAAACAAATATAGTTCTTTTTCTCTCATTTAATTCCTGTTCATATTCATAATATGTCACACCTCTTACTGGATTTAAAGTTGCAGAATCATTATTATCGACATCAGGTTTTGGTATTTTAAAATCTTTATCTACAATTTTACCTTTTGGTAATACTGTCACTCCTCTGGCATTTTTTACTTCAGTGGTTTCATAATGACGAACTTCATTTATCTCTTTAATACCATATCTCTCAACAACTAAATTATATAATTCTTTACTAGGTAATGGCCAACCATCACGAACATTTATGATACCTGCTGTTGTTAATACAACCCAATCAAGACTTGATTTGCCATATAAATCTCGCGCAACTGTATCTGGTCTATCTCCATCATCTATTTCGTATTTGTTGAAGACCGTAAAAACATTTTGAAGGTCATCACGAATTTTCATACGACGAAATAAATTTTTTGCCGTGATGTAACTTGCACTTGATACTCGATTAGAAAACGGTGACTGGTATTGTATATTTGGTAGTTCTCTAAAATAACCCATTAGAATCCTGTGCCTCCTTTGCCTTCTTCTGATTCATAATCCTCAGAATATATTGGATTTAACTCTTGGAATGTTAGATTTAATTTCATATGAACAGGTGATGTATTGTCGTATGTTGCATATGTTCCTGCTCCAGTGTAGTTTACTGCCATGTTTAACATCGCCATTGGTTTGAACCTATGTAAGAATAAGTGATCATCACTACCTGTTTTGTAAGTTAGTTGAAATACATCTGGTGATTTAATGAATAATCCATTACCTTCCCCTTCTGCTTGTTGTTTTGCATTCATACTAATTTTAAATGAACGGATTATTTTTTTTATCACTTCACTCTCTTCTCTATCTCTAGGTGCAAAATCAAAATCAAAACTGAACGTTCTCAATTGAACACCACCGAATAGTAGTTCCATATTGGGATTTAAAACAGCTCCTGATTGTCTTGAAAGAATATCACCTGGTTCTACATTTCCACCAAGTGCATTTACTGCTGCTGATGCAAAAATAGCATTAATTGCCGATATTGAACCTTTATCAGAGACTAATGATTTTACAGTTCCAGCTCCTTCTTCTTTAATTCCCTGAATAGCTTTATCTACACTATTAGAAGTGATAGCCCCCATTGCGATTCCCAGACCAGCGGCAGCAAGACCATTTAAATTATTTTCACCCCATGTCACACCATTTGAATCAGTCACACTTTCTGGTATTGGGAGAAATATATTACCAAGTATTGTTTCTTTATTTTTTTTGATTGTTTCAGAACTTGTTCTTAATCGAAGAGGTTGTTGTTGACTAGTTTCAAAACCAGGTGGTTGATATTCTAAAACTTGTATCTGCAAATAATCACTATCACTCTCTAACCTTGCCATCGGATATCTAAAATCACCAAATTTTCTTTTGTTTCCCGTTGCCATTATTGTTTTTTAGTTATTTAGCATGATATTACCAAAAGGTAACTCTCTCACGTCTGATAATTCATCAGGATTCACTTCATAAAGTTGTCCGACAAGTTCATTACTGGTATAATTACGATATTGCCCAATGTGTAGATTTATTCCTCGAAAACCCCACTCAAATACATCAGTGACTGCGACTAGAGGGTTTGAATCGAATTGAATGTTAGGAGTTTTAGCATTATATACGAATACGTAATATTTTCCAACACTCGGAGATGATGTAACAGTGCTGTTTAATTTATCCATCAATTCAATCATGATATCATCAGCTTCCTCTGTTCCGATCAGATTATCCACTACAGACCTGACTCTATTTTCTTTATCATCAGTTGGATAACTATTCATCTCTTGATACCTAACTCATCTTCTGTTAATACTTTAAATTCCCACATCCGATCTTTACAAAATTCTTCTGCTGCTTTCCATTTAGCTTGATTTCTTGCGTATTCATAGACTTCATAGATATATCCTTTCGTTTTTCTTTTTTTCATCTTCGGTTCTACAGTTTGTCTTTTTGGTTTGATTTCAATAATGTATCTTTTTATCTTTCCATTCTGTTCCTTTACCTTAATATAAAAATCAGGATAATATCTGTGTATTTTATTATCAACTGGAGAACGGTAAGGTAGCATGATTTCCTCACTTCCCCACTCAAGTATTTTAGTATGATTATCACAATAGACCATGAATTTTCTTTCCCAAAGTGACCGATAAATTATATTAGAGGGGTTACCTTTATACTTTTTCGGATTCGACGGTCTATATCTTCCCTTATATGACATCTAAATAGATAGTAAGACAAAATATAAAGTATTTAGATGGTTCGTCCTAGAAAAATAGCAGATATAAAACCAATACTGACTAATGTAGCACAAACATCTCATTATCAGGTGTTTTTTGATGGATTATCACAAGATCTTTTTAAATTTCTTGGAACTAAGGGTGTTAATAAAAGATTTATAACTGAAAACGCTGGATTGTTGTGTAGTCAAGCTTCTATACCAGGCAGTTCTTTAGCTACAACCGATATATTCGGTAATTTTACAGGTGTGCAAGAAAAATTTGCACATACTAGAATATTTACAGAACTTACATTAGAATTTTATGTAGATAAGGATTATAAAATGATTAAATTATTTGAGCACTGGATAGATTATATTGCAAGTGGTTCCGAAAAAACATCACCTATTGTTAGAAAAGATAATTTAGGTTATTTTTATCGAATGAGATATCCAAGAGGTTCATCTGGTTACAAATGTGATAAAACAAAAATTATAAAATTTAATTTGGATTATAGATCAGAAATAGAGTATACTTTCTTCGGATTATTTCCAATTAACTTTTCCTCTACACCCGTACAATATGGAAATTCAGATGTGTTAAGATGTAATGTGACGTTTAGTTACGAAAGATACATAGCTGGAAAGGAGACAAGTTTATCATTTAATAAGAATGAAAGTGAAAACTTGAAAGAAGGTTCAGTGAAGGGATTTTTCGTTGGTGATGATGGATCACGAGTTCCAATTAACTTTTCCAACTGACGAAATTCACTTTTTTATTCCAAAAATCGGGGAAAAAAAATTCGGCAAATTTTTTGCTCTGGGAGGATTTGTAAAAGTGCTATAAATAAAAATACTGAAGTGTTATAAACATTATGCCATTACCAAAAATTGCGACACCAACCTATGAGTTGGTTCTTCCTTCTTCTGATCGAAAAATAAAATTTAGACCATTTTTAGTAAAAGAGGAGAAGATTTTAGTTATTGCAATGGAATCTGAAGATCAAAAACAAATAACTAATGCGATAAAAACTGTCATTAATAATTGTATATTATCAAGAGGTATTAAAGTAGATAAATTATCAACATTTGATATTGAATATCTATTTTTAAATATAAGAGGTAAATCTGTAGGTGAAAATGTTGAAGTATTAGTAACTTGTCCTGATGATAATAAAACTCAAGTTCCTGTTATCATACCATTAGATGAGATAAAAATTGAAAAAAATCCTGAACATAAAAAGGATATTAAACTAGATGATAATCTTGTTATGAGAATGAGGTATCCATCTCTTAGTGAATTTATTAAATCTAATTTTGATTTTGATGGGAGCATCGGAGTAGATGAATCATTTGATTTAGTAATATCTTGTATAGATCAAATATACAACGAAGAGGAATCATGGACTTCTTCTGATTGCACTAAGAAAGAAATGTCAGAATTTTTAGAGCAACTAAGTTCAAAACAATTTAAAGAAATTGAAAAGTTTTTTGACACAATGCCTAAATTATCACATAAGATAAAGGTAAAGAATCCAAAAACAAAAGTTGAAAATGAAATTGTATTAGAAGGGTTATCATCTTTTTTCGAGTAGGTATGGCTCACACAAATTTAGAGTCATACTACAAAATTAATTTTGCTTTAGTCCAACACCATAAATACTCTCTGACAGAGATTGAAAATATGATTCCATGGGAAAAGGACGTATATGTTGCTCTTTTGGAACAATACATTGAAGAAGAAAATTTAAAACAAAAACAACAACGTGGCATCTAACATCTCACAAGATAAATTTTTTAATATACAAAGTAATCCTAATTTGGATGCGGCGGATACTGGTGTCGATTCAAGTGGTAAAATATTATCTAAAGAAGAAAGAAAAGCAATATTTAGAAGAAGAAGAATAAATCCAAAAAAAGTGTTTGGAGGATCTGGAGCAATTGTAAAGGTTGATAAATCTCCAAGTAAAACTCCGATGGGGGCATTAATTAAATCAGTATCCAATATACAAAATACAGTTCAAAGGATAACAAATTTTATCGCTACTGATGCTGAAAAAGAGAAAGAACAACAAAGACAGGATCAAAGAGATCAATTTGTTCAAGATGATAAAGATAGAAAAAAGAAAAAAGAGGGTCTTTTAGAGGGTATAGGTAAATCAATTGGGAAAAGTTTACTAAAACCTGTAGAAGCAGTTGGTAAAAATGTAAAAGGAATATTAGGTAGATTGGGTGATGCTTTCATGGCAATTTTTGGAGGATTTATTGCTAATAAAGGAATAAAAATGATTCAGGCGAAAATGTCTGGTGATACAGATACTTTTAAGAAAATGAGGAATGAAATGATAAAGGGTTTGGCAATTGTTGGAGGTATATTTCTTGCTTTAAATGGAGGATTACTTGCTTTACCTTTAATTATAAAGGGAGTTGTTCTTGCGGTTATAAAAATTGGTGCTGCTATACTAGCATTTTTAGCAAGTCCAGCAGGATTAATTGCTCTTGGGATAGCAGCAGGAATTGGTGTTTTGTTTGCGGTGAATAGAAGAAGAAAAGATGTTAATGCTGCACTTAACTCCAACAAACAAATGTTAAGAGATGCGGGTATAAAAGCATATAAAAAGGATGGAGCTCGTGTGATACGTAATGGGGAGGAGGTATTTGTTAAGACTGAGGATTTGACTGAGGGAGAAAGATCTGCAAGAGAAGCATTCGAGATAGAACAGCAACGTATAAAAAATGTTACGAAGGACAAGAATAAAGCAATTAGAGGGACTTTTGATAGAGTTACAAACGAAAGAGAGTCAATGAGTAATCCTGAATGGGCATCAATCATGGCTGTTGAGGATTTAGATGAACGGAGTAAGTTAATCTCACAATTTAGGAAAGATACTCAAAACATTGTAAAACAAGAAAAGAAAGAAATAAGAGCAAAATTCAATTCAAAGTATTCTCAAAGTGGTAATATGTCTCCAACAAACGTGAAAAATAATATTTCAACATTAGAAGAGTCTAAACCAGAAGTTATTGACACCACCACTAATTCAGGGGGTGGGAACATGGTGAGTGGTGGTAATGATGAGTTGGCTACTTCTTTACCTAACATATCCTCATCAAATTCCGACAATAATTTTACATTATATTCACAAACTCAATATAATATGGTGATGTAAATGGCAGCAGTAGCAGCAATAGCAAAAATCGGAGCAAAAATCGCATCAAAATCAGCTGGTGTAGCAAAGGGTGTTGCGAAAAGTGTTAAGAGAAATGCTAAAATAAAAAAAAGAATTAGAGTTGCAAAGAAAAGATTTTTAAGAAAAAGAAGACAGGATAAATTAAGAAGAGACAAAGAAGCTCTTTTGGAGCAACAACAAACACAAAAAAATACGGAAGGAAAGAAATCAAAGGGTGGTGGTAAAAGTATTTTAGAGAGATTAATCTCACTTGTACAGGCACTCATTGTTGG